CGATACATCGTCTCCCACGTTACACGTTTTAGAACACGCTGAGTCAATGTATTTTTGTGCCATAAGTAAAACTTCAAGGTGATTCTGTACACTAATATCATTAGCAGACTTACCCTCAACTCCTTTAGAGTAGGCATAATCTTCTACACGCTCAACAATTGGACCATTAAAAGTTTGAATAGTTCTGTCATAATAATGACTAAACACTGGCTCAATGCCACCACTTACGTTATCTGCACAGAGACTAATAGTTCCTGTAGGTGCAATTGAAGTAAGGTGGCTATTGCGAATACCATTTTTCTCAATAAGATTAATAACGTCTTCACTCAGTGTTTGAATAAATTTACCTGCTAGGTGTTTTTCTGCGTTATACAGCGGGAACGTTCCCTTTTCTCCTGCAAGTTCAGCTGAAGTTCTATAGGTTTCGTCTCGAAGCGTCTCGAAGACGGTAGCCATCCAAGTAAGGAAATTAGCTGAACCGTATTCGAATCCAAGCATTTCTCCTGCGTTTGCGAGACCAGTAACTCCCAATCCCATCCGTCGTTTATTTCTTGCTTCATCTTCTTGTTCCTTAAGTGGGTAAATAGTACGATCAATAACGTTATCCATTGCACGAACTACTTCGTGAATATCAGCTTCAAACTGAGGATAATCAAAACAATTTATTTCATTTACATACTTAGTAAGGTTAAATGAACCAAGTAGACAAGCACCAAACGGTGGTAGTGGTTGTTCACCACAAGGATTAGTTGCTTCAATCTTTTCACAGTAGTAAAGATTGTTCATTTCATTAATACGATCTAGAAACAATACTCCAGGCTCTGCCCAATCCCAAGTAGACTGCATGATTTCATCCCATAGCTCTACAGGATCAATCATATCATAGACTCGACCTTCAAACTCTAGTGGGAATAAACTACCTTCCTCTAAGCATACCATAAACTTATCTGTAATGCCTACAGAAATATTAAAGCCTGTTAGCTTATCGCTATTTCTTTTAGCACGAATAAAGTCGTAGATGTCAGGATGATCTACTCGAAGAACGCCCATCTGTGCGCCTCTGCGGTGTCCACTACTAGCGATTGTTTGACAGATAGCGTCATAGATACCCATGAAAGAAACAGGACCACTTGACTGTGACTCAAGCGATTTAATAAGATCACCACGAGGTCTGATACGACTAAAGTCATAACCGATACCACCACCACGGCGCATTGTTTCTGCTGCCTGTGTAGCGCGTAGCATGATGCTATCCATCGAGTCATCGATAATACCACTAACGAAACAATTATAAGCAGTAGTAATCCGAGGACTACCCATTGCATTTTGTACGCGACCCGCTGGAAGGAACCTCATGTTACCAAGGATATCTTCTAGTTTATATTGATGCTCAATGCCATCGCTGAGTGCCTTTGCTATTCGTTTTACTTTCCCATCGAAGGTTTCACCTTCTAGTCGGTACTTCATGCGATCAATTTCTTCTGAAATAGGCATTGATGGGCCTACATACTCTGTGTTTCTCATGTGATATCATCCTATATTTATAGTGAACGTTTTTCCCCTTATAGGGCGTTTTTTACACTACGCATACGGGTCACAAGTCTGTCTGCTCTATTAGTTACTTGCTGATACCATCTACTATCAACCATCTCTACAGCTGCTCGATGCCAATCACCAGCATCTACAGCTGCCTTCATACCTTTAAACTTGCTTAATCGGGGATACCCCATGTTAAACATCATATTGGCAATAATTAATTGGACTTCTTCGGGCAAAAGCTCAAAGTTTGAGTATAGTTTTTTGCAATCTTCGAGCACAATTCGGGTGTCGCTAGCGAAACACTCATTGACTCTATCTGCTGAGACAGGTGTGCCAGGTGCCTGTCCATACTCAGGATCGCTATCGAGAATAAGATGACCAATACCGAAAGTAGGTAGGTTAAGGTGATCCAAGTAGATTTCATACTTACATCCTTCATCGAGTTTAAGCTCCTCTCTAAGCTGCTCTATATTCATGTTGTCCTCACTGTAGCTGCTTTAGTATTTTTAA